GACGTGCTTTGGCTAACAAAAAGTCGATGGGCGGTAAGATTGAAATCGTCGTAAAGTCTGGAAAACCAGTCATCTACAGCATAGGTGTAGAGATGTCACTCGTTGGTAAGTCTATCTTCTCCTCGTTCTAATGCCTCCTAATCCAAACCCAGAGTTGTATCCGCCTTACGTAGGCCAGACCTACGCACCCGTGCATCAGCAGGACCTGCAAGGTGCGGCGTCTGGGTTTTTTATCAGGAAGATGCAGTCATTGCAGACGAACACTGTCTTCAATCCAGACGGCACTATCCAATCTCAGACTACTACTGACACTTGGGTAGATGGTGACGACTGGACTCTTCAGGCTAGGTGGCACGTAATGAGGGGTAATTTTGGTACTGTCTACGTACAGACCAAAACGCCCCCTTACTACGTAAGCAACACTGGCTACCCGCTGGCATTTAACACTGAAGCCGAGGCACAGGCGGCCTTGGCTTCGATGACTGGCACATTTACGCAAGATGGATACAAATTCTGGGGAAGAAATCCTAGGTTTGAAATCGCCCAGACTATTGACGCATACAAGCAGAATACCGAGGAATTCATAGAGACAGACCTTCAGATTTCCAATGGTCTTGTTTCACGAAACATCTCAAACGCAAATTCGGTTTATGCCTATTACTCGGCTAAACTCGTAAATCAGGACAGCAACAACCAGTTTGTTCTGGGTCTTAGTGCCGCCAGCGGTGGAGGTCAAAATACCACCTACCTTGCTAACTCGCTCTCCGTCCAGCAACTACAGGAGGCCGCAAACAACTCACTCACCGCCGCCGCTGGAGTGCCTATTACTGTCCCATTTGAGTCCCCGCTAATCTCAGACGCCCATGCGTCTGCCGTCGAGGCCAAGAACGCTGGAGAAATCCGTGACCAGCAACTCAGGCAGACAATCGCTTCTTCTGGCGGAGTCTACAAGGGATTTGCTGAAGCGTATCAGAGAAACTACACTTGGGAAGGTGCATCCATTCTAATGGGTGCCTACGGCCAAGCCGAAGCAGCCCGTCAAACTTAACTAACATGCAATTCAATTTCCTAGGAGGACAGTCACAGAGGGATAACCTTTCAACCGCACTCGGGCAGAGAAACCCAGTGCTAGAAGCCCAACTCGATTTTTCTAAATCGGCCTTTGTTACTGGCGTACAGGGCGTAGGACAGACCATGCGTACGGCAATGCAAGTCGGCCAACAGGAGAGAGAGTCTGTTTTAAGGAACAAAACTTCGATACAAGAGGGCATCCTCAACAGGCAGAAGGACCAAGACCTTCTTTCTCAGCGTCTTGCCGCAGATAAAACCGCTTACGAGCGTAGTCTGGCAGACCAAGACAAGAGAGCCTCAGATGCTAGACAGGCTCGCCTTGATGACGCCGAAGCACTTCGCCAAAAGGGCTTAGACGACCAAGCCGAAAAAGAGAGACGTGAAAAAGAAGAATACGCCAGAAGGCTCGGACTTGTGACAACTGATAAGACTGTCGCAGAAAACAAGGAATACGACAAACTGGACAAGTCTGTTACTGGCGAACTTGAAGGGATTAAGGCTAGGTTTGGAGGCGAACTTGAAAGCGTTACGTTCGACGACGACAACCAATACGACTTTAATGACGATGGCACCATCAGGCTTGACGATAATGGCCAGCCAATCGCAACTGGCAAAAGGGCTAAAATCCAAGGCCATTTCGATAAAATTTACAATCAGGCAAAGGGAATTGCTAATGCCACCGAAAGACAGGCGTTCATCAGGCAGATGACTGGCCAGTTGAGCCTGACTAACATCAGAGGCATGTACGACTCGAAATTCGCAGAGGAAGAGCGTAAGAGAAAACTGGAAGATGCCAGAGCGGGAGCGACAGGCAGGGTACCAACCCCTCTCGGAGGCTAATAAAATGCCAGCATACTACAGTTTCAGAAACTCCGAAGGTCAGGAATTCAAACCTACCTTTGACCAGCCAGCACCCCCCTTCCCTGCCAAGGAGGTTGCAGAATCTATTTATGACTTCGGCAAGAGTGCGGTCCAAAACACTGTTGGAGACATGGTTGTCCCAGCCCCATGGAGAGGCTGGCAAAGCGAAAACGAAGGCAGAAAGCGTGATGCCGTTGGAAGCGGTAAGGGCGTCGGAGAAGGCGTTTCCAGTGCCGTCGATACGCTCAACACAGTCACCCAGATGGCTGGAGACTTGGGTCCAGTCGGGAGAATTAAGCCTAGCATTGCTAAGGATTTCCTAGACCCGTCATTCCTAAGAGGTACTAAACTTAACCCTAAGTCCACGTTTGGCAGGGTTGGCACCAACATGGGCATCGGCTTCGTGCTCGGTACTGGTGCAAACGCCGCAGGGGAGATTGTTGGCAACCAGTTTGACGACGTCTCCGAGCAAATGAGGGACCTGAGAATCGCTAGGTACGCTGGAGACGACGAACTGGCCAACAGAATCATGGAGAACATAAACAGCAGACGCACTTACGCCAGCGATGCCAGAACCATGGGAGATGCCGTCTCTAAAGGTACTAACGCTGGATGGTGGGGCACCGCAACTGGTGCAGTAGGGGGAGCCATCGTAAGCGGATTAAGGCATGCCATGGGAGGCGAAAAGCACATGGAAGGTGCTGACCCGAAGTTCTTAGCCGAAATGAAGAGAAGACGTGCCGAGTCTATGGAAAACGCTTTTTCGGTAGAAGGTTCTGACTTTGACCCTCGCTTTGCCGTCGAAGCACTAAACGAAAATTTAAGAAGGTATAAGGATAGGGAGTCTATTCATCCAGAACTTGATTCCGAAGAAGACCTTCAACTCCAGAGAACCATCCGAAACGCTTACGGGTACCTTAAAAGCAACAGGGGAAAGGGCGAAGAATTCGACAAACTCGAAAAAGATTTCACTGAAGGGTATTTTGCTTTGATGGATAACCAAAAAAACAAGGACCTTGAGGCAATGAGAGGAAGAGCCAAAGAACTTCGTGAACAATACAAATAAATCACCATGGCAGACCAACTTCAAAAAGTAGTAACAAGAAAACTTCTCAAGCAACTTGACTTAAAGTCAAAGACTGGAGAGCCCTTGCTGGACGCCGTTCTTGACATTGGGCATACTGGCAAGTTGGCAGAATCCGACAAAAGGTCTTTCGACCTGCTGTCACAGCATATCGACTTGGGAGATAAGTTGCCCATGGTGATTAAGCCAGACAAGAACGGGTATCCTTCTGTCGAATTTAGCGGTTTTGACGCCACAAAGGCCCAACTCCTGAAAGACAGAATCGAAAATGACCCTAAGTTCTTCGATACCGCAGTTGACGAACTGGCCGCAAACAAGAACGCCCCATTCGTCAAAATGGTCGATGTTGACCCTGAGTTTCGTAGGCCCTTGGTCCCAGAAGACGTTCGCCTTTTGTCTAGGCAGGAGTCGTCGGACCCTAAAAGCAATTTTGCCACCCCTAAAATGGATGCGTGGTTCCAGAGAACCCAGCAAAACGGGTGGTGGGGTACGCAGGGCAAGAATCTTTTAGGCTCGTTTTTCGGAAGAGGATACAACGAAGCGGCTCAAAATTACGTAAGAGACCCCAAAAGGTGGTACGCTGGAACCAAAGCGACCAACTGGATGGCAGACAAGGCCGCTTCGATGGGTGGCAACTTGGTGTCCGTCCCAACCCTAGGTGCCGCAGTCGGAGGAGTGGGTGTCGTAGCCGCACACTACGGCACAAAGTCCGACGATGCCGCCAAGAACGACATTTTCAAAAAGAACGCAGTAGTTTCCAAGCAGGAAAAATCCCTAAGAGAGGGCCTTGACGAGGGCCACCTTAGCGATGCCGACTGGAGCGATACTGAGTCTACCCAGTCTTACATCAGAAGTTCTAAGTACGCTAACAGGTACCTGTCTGAAGACGCATTCACGGACGTGCTTAAGTCTAACTACTCTGGAAAACTTAGAAGACTTTACGACGCAGACCCGACTCAAGTCCTACAGCAGTTCAGGAGAGCATACGCAGAAAGACACAAGGGCCTAAAAGACGGGCAAATTCCTAGATACGACGACAAGGGGAACCACATTCAAGGAAAGAACGGCGAACCTCTGTACGACGCAGTAGACCTAAAGGCGTTTGATGCTGGAATTAAGACTGAGGGCGGCGTGTTTCTTCCGATTCAGGACAGGCCCTCAGAAGAGATGGACAAGAGAGGCATTCCTACTTGGGATGGTAAAAACAGGTACGTCGCCGTACTCTATGTCCCTAACAAAAAGAGCAGGGAGGAGATTAAGAAGGCAAAATCAGAGTCCAAATCAAAAGAGAACGAAGGTAAGCCTGTCGATAAGGTCAAGACACGTGCAGAAATCATCGCAGAAATGGATTCTGGAAAGTCTGACGAGGAACCAGCCGCACAGTGGGTTTTCCTCGACGTAGCGAAGAAGGGGGCTGACGCCATTTACAGAGACAAAAATGGAGAACCCGCCAAACCCGCATTTACCAAGCCAGCATCTACCGAGCCAGAATCTAAATAACCATGGAAGACTCTAACGAATACTCTCAGTACGCAAACGACGTTAAAGGCCAAGCAGGTCTTACTGTCGGGCAGATGTACGGACAGAACCAGATGCCTAGGCAGGAAACCGAGGAGGAGATTGCCTATAAACTTACTGGAAATAGGTACGCAAACCCGTACATGGAGTTTGAGGGCAAGGCTGAGTACATGAAGGCTAGGGCCGCATACGGGCAGGAGCAGAGAAAGGCTCAAGCGGCGGCCATGGAAAAGGGCTCAAACGCAGACTTTAGAATTAACGATGCCAGATTCTACGCTGGTATCGGCGATTTTGGTGCCGTTGAGTCCATCATGAAAAGCAAGGGTGCAGGCCTATTCCAAGTCGGCGAATCCATCGACTTGGAAGAACTTGACGGGCAGGGTAATAAGAAGCCGTTTAGGATGACCATGTCTCCACGTGGTTCTTTCACTGTCGCTGGGGAAGACGGCAACCCCATGACTGTCTCGGCCATGGGCCTTGCAAGAAAGATGGGCGTCAAATCCATCCCATTTAAAGGGGGAGACATGAGGGCCATGGAATTCAGGTCGCTCATCGGAAAAGTCCAACGCTTCCAGTCGATGTCTAATCAGTTGAAGCAGATTTACTCTAATAACACTTACCTTGGCACCCTAGACCCCTCTGAGGCTTCGGCTCAGGCCAAGGCCATCGAGTCCAACCTCAAGATGGACTACTTGGCCATCATGAAAGACATGAAAGGCATGGGCGGTAGCGTCTCTGACAACGACATGGCCATCGCAGATAGCATGGTGCCTCAAAGAGCCTCAACCATGTTCACCAGACTTGGTGGCAACGAAATGATGCTTTTAGACAACGCAAGAGAGGGTGTTCTCGCAAAACTGAAAGATGTTGCAGGAAACAATGGTATAGACCTAATCGACGAAAGGCAGGAGTCCAAACGTAACTACATGCTACGTGGAACTAGGCCCACTCGATAATGGAACCATCTACCCCACAAAATCCCAATCTTGAGTCTGAAGCCATTGAAAGGGCTTCCAGACAACTTTTTAGAGGAGACGGCTTAGACTTTGCCCATCTGGCGAAGCCTACTGACAACTCGGAAAGCGATGAAGTGGATTCGTCTAAGTTAACGAACGACGACATCTATGACTTCATTCAGGAAAATAGAGACAGAACCTTCGACCATACCACCGACGAAGGTAAATTGCTTTACCTTAGGTTCAAGGAGGCAAACTCAAGAAGGAATGAGTTCTCCATGTCTCAGTTCAAGGAAATGGCGAAGCGTGTGGCCGCTGTTCCTGCTGACATCGTAAAAGGCGTATTTTCCAACCCCCTCAAGGTCCCAGTTTCGGTTGCCGACGGCATGGCTAGAGACGCCTTGGACCTTTACGGAGTTCTTGCAGAGTCGGAAGACCCTTCCTCTCCGCTGTTCAGATTCAGGAACTACATTTTCGGCAACGGAAGCATCGAAGACCAAATCAAACAGTTCAACGAGGCAAGATGGTGGAACAATAGGAGCAATGAACTGGAAGAAGGGAAAGAAACTGTCATCGAGCACTGGGTGCCTGATAATTACAGAGAGTTTGCAAGGTCGCTTATTGACCCAAAACTTGCCAATGCACTTTCCTACATTGGCCTAGACACGCCTCAGTTTATCAAGGGTGCTTTCAAGCGTGGGGGAATCCGTGCTTCCGCCGAAATCCTAAAAGGGGGCCTCTCGGACCACCATGTGCTGAACGCACAGAGGGCGGCGGAGACGTCGGATTGGTTCGAAACTTCTGCCACCAAGTTCAGAGAATTGTCTCAGAGAATTACTGGCGAGACACTTCAGGCAACCGCCTCTGTCGCTTCCGCTCCCTTTGAATTCATCAAAGAGAAAATCCTGAGAGGCTCTCAAGAAATTGAGAGCAAACTTGGGTACGTTCCCCCCGAGGTGGCCAATGGTGCGTCTACCCTGATGGCCGACGTTGGCTCTAGCATCACGAAGGGCGGGGTCGAGATTTCGCCTATCAAGAGCATCCTATTCTCGCTTGGCGTTAAGCCTATTGCGGAGTACGCAAGCGTGGTAGGTAGCGAACTTGTCGATGCCGCAAACGGGGTCGTCAAGATTAGACCAGAGCATACTGGCTTGGGCATGATGAACAGGCTTGCCCTCAATGGTGGCAGAATCGCCCTGAGCGGCGAGGCTCAGGCCGTTGCGAAGTTCGCTAATGTAGTTGTAGGCTGGCCAGCCTCGATGGCTTTCCCAGCATTCAAGAGGGCCGTCGGAGACGCCGCCTACATGGGTGCACTTGGATACGCAAATGCAAGAGGCGAGGGTGCGGCTTCTGGCGTAGGCATGGGATTCGCTTGGGGTGGCTTCTCTGGAGCCCTTAGGCACGTTCACAACGTCTACAATCAAAGCGTAGCACACGACTACGTCATCGGTAATTTCGACAAAGGCCAACTTCTTGAAATCGAAAAGAAGAGCCCCGAGCATGCACAGAATATCCGTGAGTACCTGACCAACGTAGATGCAAGCGGAGACAAGAGGGTCATGGCCACTGTAAGAGCGGAAATCATGGCTGGCTGGGTGTCTGACTATGAGACGCAACTCAGATACAAGGACATAGACGGCCTTGTCGGCGAGTACGGCGAAGCCGCCGTAAAGCATGCCCTAGGCAGTGACCTTAAGGTGGCCGCAACCAGACGTGGTGGTTCCATGATGATTGACGGCAAGAACATCATCTGGGTTAACAGGAACGCTCCCCCCGAAGCCCTAGGCCACGAATTTGGCCACAGGTTCTTGGACATTCTTCTCTCTAAGACAGACGGCTCTGCCGTAGATGCAGTCATGTCGTTCATCGGAGACGATGCGGACAAGGGCGTCGTTCCTGATGATGTCATGGCCATGTTTATCGGCCACTACAGCATGATGCTGGCTGGCTATGACTCCAAATGGCTACATGACGCCACTCCGTCGTTCATTCCTACCACTGCAAAAAACCCGAACAAAAAGGGCGGAACGTTCGACTTGGCGTACGGAAACATCGCCTATGCGAAGGAGCAGATTAGGAAATTCAGAGAACTGATTAAGAGCGACCCTAACGCCGTAAGAAGGTTCACCTATGTGGATAACGTCCCGAGGATGGAAATTTTCGACCAGTTCCCAATCGTCGAAAAACTGATGCATGAGACATTCGCATACAGTCATTCGAACAACATGCTCATCCGTTCGCCTGATTTCTTCCTGAGAAATCCGAACATGAAGAGCATCAGGCATGTCATGGAAAACTGGCAGATGCTCAACAATCAGCGTCTGGTAAGCAACCTTGAGGCCGCTGGCTACGTTTTGAGGGAGTCGAAGAACTCCAACGGGGAGACTGTGCTTCAGAGCCTTTTCTGGGATGACGGAAAGTTTGTCAGCCTCCCCATGCTAGACAAGTGGGGCGAGGAAGTGATGAGACGTGTGCTCAGGCATTCTGACGTTCACGTGTCCACCATGTCTCCAGAAAGGGCATCAGCGTTTGCCAAGCAGACCCACAAGGAGAGATTCCTGAGCGGAGGCAAGTTCATGAACAAGAAGGAGGTCGAGGATACTATTACCGCCACCTCCAATGCTGTAGCCGCCGTATTAGACTCACTTCCCGACCAATTTAAGCCCAAGTGGTCAATCGAAAGAGGAGGCTCTAAGAAGGTCAAACTCACCGAACTGACGAAGGAGGCTTGGGACGCTATTGAGGCATCGAATGTCTACCACCCAGAAGAGTTTAAGACTCTCGTAGGAATGGTGGACGTGCTTAAGCAGATTGAGGCTGGCAAGCCAGTGTTCAATACCTTCACTGGCCAGTATCTTGGCTGGAGTAAGCAGGTCACCGAGGCCGCTCTCGGCGAAAGACTAAAAGGCCGTCAGGTCCCAGTCACATTCAGGCATTTCGCCCCCTTTGACATCGAACTTACTGTCAGCAAGTTTGACGAGTTTGGCAACCCTCTGGCCAAGCCCCGCTCGCACATCACGATTCACGCACATGACGTGAACGTCCTTAACAGGCGTAAGACTAACCAGTGGCAGAAGCCAGAAGTGCGTGGTCTTTTCAAGGACTTCGGCCACTTCTCTGAGACCTTTGTTTCTTGGTTCTCTCAACTTTCAGAAGACCCCAGTACCAGAAAGCCCTCCGCCGACTACCTCAGGCCCGAATTTGGCAAAGATGCCGAAAGAGTCAGGGACATCATGTATGAGACTTGGGGTGGACGTAAGCGTAACGACGAGACCTACATCAACATCCCAGAGGGGTACGCTGGTGGCAGGGATGGACCTGACTACCCTATTCACTCTCTCAGGTTTGACCTTCTCGCCAACGTACTAAAACAGTCCCAGATTTTCCCAGAAGCCTTCCAAGGACAGGTAATGGGCCTCTACCATAGGCATGGAATCGCCTATGAGCCGATGCGTCGAAACATGATGCTCGGAAACTTCGTCCAAAGAGAACTCACCAATGGTCGAAGATTCTACACTGACGCAAACGGGTTCGAAATCAGAGGAGAAATTCCGAAACTTAAGTTGTTCAACATGTACGGAAACCTCGTCGGGGTATACAAGACGATGGAATCCGCACAGAAGGCGGCTGAAAGAGCACTGAAAAAGTTGCCCGTAGAAGAACTTATGCCGACCAAGTCGGACATGGGGGACTCTATCGGTACGACTGAGCCAGTACTTGAGTATGACCATGGTGCGGTTGGTGCTATTTCTGGCTCTTCCAACCTGATGATTGCCAATGGTCGCCGTGTTCCAGTCGAGATAGACCAGAACAGTCCTTCCGTTAAGGCGTTCTCCCTGAAGGCACAGCAGTACATGCGGGATTTCAGAGATGGGGTAAAATCGTCTAAAGTCGCAGACCTTCCCGTGATTAAGGTGACTGACCTTATCAAGTCACCCAAGGACCTGATAGAAGCGTTCCCAGAAGTAGCCAATCTTTCGGTAACTGTTAACCCTTATGCGGCAGACCATGGCGGCTCCGTCGTAGGAATGGGCGGCGGCACACAGATGGGCACGATTGCACAAATCACGCCCGACGCCATCGCCACCCAAGGCGACATGGTCACCTTCTCTACCGAACTGGCCGCTGGCCTACAGGAACTTTCCGCACTTAAGGAAGGGTTCTCCTTTGCACTCCGTGTGCCATACGTTGCGTCCGAACTAAGACTTACGCCAGAACTAAAATCCCACCAAAAAGTTGGTGAACTTCTCGATGAGGCAACCTTGCAGTTCGGAGCAAAGCCTACGCCTAAGGAGTTCAAAGAGTTTTTGGCAGAAAAGGTAAAAGGGTACGTCCAAAATGTTGTAAGGGATTGGGTTGGAACTCAGCCGCCTAAATACCCATCTTGGGTAGATACCAGCAAAACGTTTTCTGGTACAAATGAAGTGAGGTTTTCAAGCAAGGCTTGGGACGTACTTTATCAATTAACAGGCTACAAAGTGCCCGATAACGTGGCGAAAGACTTCAACGACCATTGGTGCAGGGTCGCAGAAGCAATTACTGGCGGAGAGGCTTTTGTTGTTCAAATTGTCGATGGCGGAGTAATCATCGCAGATGGAAACCTTTTCAAACTTCCTGAATCAGTAGAAAAATTTTTCAACTCTAACCACGTTGATTACGGCACAAACCCTCCAACCCCAGAGCCGATGTACTTTTGGAACGAGTACAAGAGGGCGGTCAAGGAGTTGGCACTCACTCACTACATTTCGAAAGACGGAGACAGGGGTCAGGCTGGAAGCCCCAGAGAGAGGGAAGTAATCAGAAGAGAAAACGTGTCTGCGTCTTCCTTTAACGTAGACCCTGTCGTCTTAGAGACTAACTCTGCTGGACAGCCTTTCAAGTTCGGCTCAAAATACCCAGACGTTTCCAGACAAGCGTCCAACATTTTCGACGCTGTTTCAGACGGAACTACGTTCATTTTGCACGTCGAGGCTGGAGTTAGCAACCCTTCCCTGAAGAGGCAAGAAGTGCTCACTGTTGCGACTTTTAATACGCTGTCCATAATGCGTTCTGGTGGAATGAGCGGTCAGTACATGAATAAGCCGTTCATGAATACCACCACCCCGATGCTTGCCCATAATCATCCAATGCGTGGCATGCTTGGCGGAGACCATCCAGTCTTTGACCTTAGTACGGAGATGGCACTCACCAGAACTTCTCCGTTCGTCGCCAACGGCAAAAAGGGAGAACTGCACAAACTTTATTCCAGCGGCTGGCACCTAGGCGTCTTGTCCAAGTTGTCCGCTCAGTTGGGAATTCCTTTCGACGCCTCGAAGGACGGGAACTACGTAGGCCTGTCTAGGTACGTAAAAGCCCTCTCTTCCAGCGGCGTTAATACTCCCGAAAAACTGCTCGCCCTAAGATGGGCCAGAGGAAGTCTTCTGGCTGAACAGGCAAGGCATATCCTGAGCGGAGACGGCGATGGGTTACACGGAAAATTCGTTAACGCTGAGCCTAGTATCAACTCTAGATTCAGCCCAATGGATTACGCCATGGTGCTGGCTAACAGAGGCTACGCCCTGATGTCCCACTCTGTAGCCTCCGCTACGCTAGGGAACACCAGAAGAAAGGGTAACAAGAGACACAGATTCGGCAGTTCAATCCTTGAGTCGTCGTTTGCCGACCCCGAAGGTGCCCCGAAGTTCTCCACTAGGTTCCTGAAGGTAGCCTTTGAGTCCATTGATACGCTTGAGGCCAACGGATACAGACCCGCCAAGATGAAGCGTGGAGAGACCAACGTAGGCATAGCAAACTCTATGCTTGGTGGGTTCGCTAACTCTACCGCCAAGGAGCGTGAAATGCTAGAGACGGGTGCCCTGCGTTTAGTTAAGACGGACAGCGGCAAGACCTACAAGGCTTTTGAGTTCTCAGACAAGGATGCCACGCTTCTGACCGAGAAGGTGGGAGGAAAGATGCACCTCATTCCATTCCTAGAAGACGGGGATAAGGGGTTTGAATCGTTTATCAGGAACACTGAAATGGGTCTTAACGCCGTGTTCTTGGACGCCAACTCCGTAAAACTCGGAGACATCTTGGACCACAAGTTGCTTTACCTGCACTACCCGAGCCTCAAGAACGTGGCCGTTCAGTGGAAGGATGGCTATGGTGCCGACTACAATCCTGACAGCGACGTAATCAGGCTGGGCATCGACATGTTCATTGGCGACGAAATGTCCAATCGTCGAAACCCTGAGTACAGGACCCACGCCATGTTCGGTCATGACGGGCAGAGGTTTGCTACGGAAACCATCCTCCACGAAATCCAGCATGCCATCCAGATGCGTGAAATGTGGTCTGACTCGGTTGCACTTAACATAGGTCCGCAGTCTGTCGGTGGTCCGATTATGGCGGCTAACATCTCTGGCATCGCTGGGAGAACCATTGCAGAATCTGGCAGAGGTAAGGCGGTCAATGAGGGCGGTACTCTTATTTACACCGACGACCCCACCAGAGCCCCCACCAACTTCTCGGACGCCGAGACGCTCAGGTCCATCTACAGGCTTGGCAACACCCCGATGCACAAGCACCTGCGTCAGATTGCCTACCCTGCTTTCCTTAGGGTAAGCAACGAGGCCATCAATGCCCTAACCGACGCACACCTTCACCACCCGCCACAGCACCCAGCCAGACGCAACGCAGAGTCCGCAGTCAAGTCGCTGGTAGCAATGCGTAATGAGGCCAAGGATTTGGCCGACAGATTCAGCAGGGGAGAAATCAGCGAAGGTGACTTCAAGGCCATGATGTGTGACTTGGACAACGGCCTTGCCCCAAGATTTTTCAAGAGAATCACCCAAGTCAGGAACGCCATGTTCTTGGACAAGTCGGCACTTGGCTACAAACTGTACGACTTCCTCGATAACACCGAGAAGTATCTGCATCGCTCCATCGAAGCACTAGACGGATTTGAGTTCATCGCCAAGATGGCTGAAAGAGACGGCCTCAATGGGGACGTCATCCTTGCTTCCACGAAACTAAAGCAGGTGTTCAACAGTCTCGCTGGCATGCATTACCTAAGCCAGCGTCACGAAATCGAAGCCAATCTGACTGAGAAGAGGTCAAGATGACTCAGGCCGAACTTAATTCGACTGGCCTGAATCCCGACGGCTCACGCAAAACCCTCCTCGACAGCATGGCTGGTGCCATGGACATCGGTTACAAGGGCAACACGCTCAGAAACATCGGCGTCTCTCTTAAGAACAAACAGAGAGTCAGGGTGGCAGACCTCATGATTGGCGGCGTAGCCAGCAAGGACCCCGCCCACAGCGTCAAGAACAAGGACGTCATCTCCCTGCTCGCTAGGGCATCCCTGATTTCTTGGACCATTAGGCAACTCAAGAACGAACTAGATGCCCTCGACAGGGTAGCACTGATTGGAAGAGGCTGGGAAGTGGCAGAAGACGGAAGCGTCAAACTCGTAGCCAAGACTGCGACCATTCAGTTCGACACAAAGAAGCCGAGAAGAGGATTCACCCAGTTGGGAGAGGACCTTGCTAGGGATATCCCGACTTCGAAGGAATCTGGAAGCGGCCCTATCTACACCCTCGACGACTCGGACAGGGTGCATGTCACTAATGCAATCTGGGGTTCTGGTGAAAGAACTGTGACCATGGAAGACATTGCCAGAATCGTGGATGGCGTTGTCATGAACGAGTGGGAGGTCAGAACTCCGACGGAGGCGATGGACTCTATCTTGCGTGACGACTTCCCGTCCGTAGTCAGGGTCTCTGAACTTGAAAAAGTCCTTAGAGACAGGGGCGTCAGCGAAGACGGAATCGCAATGGCCAACATTGGAGCCTTCTACAAGGAAGGCAACGGACGCTCTGACCAATACGGCTCCCTTCAACTTACCAAGTACGAACTCGCCAACCTCCTTGCCGTTTTCCACAAGCAGTACGTCAATGAGAGGATTGTTTCCACCTCGGAGGGTGTTAAGAAATTTGGAGAAGTCAGGCTGAACAATGCGGACATTTCCCCGCAGAAGGTCATTGAGGCTATTTCGAGCCAAAAAGGAGGCAGTTCGGACCCGCTCCGTTCGTTTATTTACGAGAAGACTGGAGCCGTGTTCGACCTTGTCGAGGCTGACCAAAGCACAATTAGGTCTGAGGAATTCCCCGCCCGTATTGGCATCGCCAACTTTGAAAAGAACGACCAACTGAGAAGGTCTACCGCCCAGATGGCTCCGTTCAGTAGGCCCTCATGGATGTCCGAAGAAGATTACGACACGCTTCTCAAGAGGCTCGCCGCAAAGGGGTACTTCGAGCAGGGCTCCATGTACTACAGGGTTTCCCTTAGGGGCAGTAACCTGAACGACATTGAAAACTCTGCGTCCAACGAACTTGCCATCGAAATGAACAGGAGAATCAGGAGAAAGTTGTTCCTGATTAAGCCTTTCTACGAAAAGATTGTAAGTACGATTAACACAGCGGACGACACCCAGACCAGACAAATCAAGGTCAGGCTTTTGGATGACATGTCCAAGGCCATGATTGAGCCAGAACTGGACGCAATGAGAGAGTACACCTCCTCGTCGTCATTGAGCAACAATCAGGGTAACGTGCTGGGCGGAAGTGCTAGCGAATACTCCGCCGATTTCAGCAAAGGCCCCTCTGCAAGATTTGGCCTAGGCATTGCCATCATCGGTAGCGGCAATGACCTTTCTGGAAGCACTGGATTTACCGAACTTCAGACCATCCAAACCGCAGTCGGAGCGACGATGCCTCACCTCAGGCAACAGCCTCACTACCTGCGTCAAGGTGCTGAAGTTACTTCCAACTACGACATCAACACGTGGGACGAGGGAACCATCCAGTACCAGTTCAGGGACAACTCCAACGAAGCGGAGAGAAGTGCCCTGAGAACATTCGAGCACCTGATTGATATCGTCTCTACTACCAGAAATTTGGCTGGAGTAGCCCGTGAGACCCTTTCCCATGCCGAAAGCCATTGGGACGAAGGGAGGGCCGATGACAAGTTGAACAAGGTAAGGCTCATCAACGACATCGCTGGAAGATTGGTACAACTTGAAGAAAGGACCACCCTGCTTATCGGTGACAGCAAGGAGTCCAACTCCGACGCTCCGTCCAGAAACGTAATTTCTGGCCAGACATACATTGATGGAGTTGGAACTAGGGTGGCACAGGAGTCTTTCCTGATTAAGGGGTACTCTGGTGCCGATGGTAGCGTCGTCCTCGGCGAGACTAAAACGGCCAATACTGTGTCCGCCGTTCAACTGCAAGGGCTTGTCAGCATGCCTTTCTTTGATGGGAGCGGTCTGCCGACCTTCGTTGCCAACCCTGCTTTCACGACCAATGCCGTGTCTGGCCTTGTCGCAAGAGACATTGCGGTAAGAACAGTCCTGTTCGGCGAAATCAACGAAAGGGACAGCATTCAGAGCCCCCTTAATTACATCTCTCCTATTTCTGACTTCGTCGAGCAATTCAGAGTAGGCACCACGACCAGCGTCAGACTTGACGCCGTTGCCCCGCATGAAAACGCCTCCATAAAGACCACGCTGAACGGCCTTCATGCCATGCATTCCGTGATTTACGTTGGTACGGCTAGAGTTGGCAAATCCAGTGAAATCAACGCCGCACTCGGTGCTAACAAAGAATTCTACGAGACGTGGGGCATGAATTGGCCCAACCTCAGAAAAGGCGTCACGGGAGTGGATGAAATCAGTGCTTCTTCCTATGTACCTGCGATGGCACCGCTCATCGCCGCCGCCCTTTCTCCAAGACAAATCGGCGTAAGAAAGGGTAAGTTGACTGTCGTTGACCATCTGCTCCCAGAACAGAGACAGTTGCTCAAGAACGCCAGAGAAGCATACAAGGACTTCTCGATGGACATGGGAATGATTGCCACGCCTGAGCAAAAAGCCGCTAGTGACGCATTCTTCCAGTCTATCAGCGAAGAACAGCATAGACTGATATTCGGCCACTTGGACACTGCGAACGCAGAAGTCACCTTTGCCGCACTGTGCGGTGCCTATGAGGCGATGTCCATGATACAGCAACTTCCAGAGGCCCCAGCAATGGACGCCTTGTTCGGCAGAAACCTCAAAGAAGTCATGGCCGAGGAAGTCGGCAAGTATCTTTCGGAGGGAAGATACATTTACGAAAGGGGCAATAGCGAAGGGCCTATGGCTAAGACCAGATTCGTCCAAGGTAACGCTGGCATGATGTGGATGCAGTCGATGTACGGAAGCGTCATGAAAGACGAACTGAACAGGCATATGCTACTGGCCGTATGGTCGCTTATGGACCAACATGCGAGCGGTTACAGGTCTGAAATTTCTGCCCAAGACACCAGACAACACTACCCGCTTTACTACAGAAACGGGTACAAGGCAGACATGCTCAGGGATTTTGCAGAACGCCCATACTCGAACATTAGCACTGTTTACGCAAAGAAGCAGTTCGGAGCAGTCGGGAACGAAAGAACTGTAAGCGGCAACAGCGACATCACTGCCGTCCCAGAAGAACCAGTTCACTCTCTCGCAGAATGGCATAGCGGGGATGAGTGGTATGACCACTACGTGCTCGAGCCCATGGAAGTCGGACTTGCTGAGTCCCTGTTTGACCCGATTGACCCAGCCAAGACTAGTCCTAGTTTCGCAATCGAAGTAGAAGGCGTACAGCAAGCACCAGACCCCATCGTGGGTGCGTCTAGAATCGACGTAGCCATGAGAGGCTCTCCTATCAGTGCCAAACTTACGAGAAAGCAAATGGTTGATTCCATCGTAAGACAGGCTCGCAGGGCTAAGACCGACGTCGTCTCTATCGAACCTGCCAGAATGAGGCTCAGCGGAAGACTCATCAGCAACGCCATCCAAAGAGGATTCGAAAGCAGTACGGAAGGCTCAAGGGATGGCGTGGCATACAGAGGGCACACTTACGGCATTTCCAATAACCTGTTCGGCCCGTTCCTGCTGTTCCCCAAAAACGATAGCGGACATCATTTCACCCAGAACATGGCTCCAGCCAGAGTCGCCCTTACGGAGCCCATGAGAGGTTTCGCTTGGAAGAGACTGGAAGACGGAAGCCTTGTGCTGAACGTCAGTGGTGACATCACGGGATACAAGGCTGGCTATCTCGGAAACCAGCAAAGATTCGACGAAGTGGGAAGAGTCAAAAAACTGAATACTGGCTTCAGTATCAGAGAAAGCCTTGGCTACGACCCACGCACTGGAGAGATTTCAAACGCAAATCCGTACATTACCCTGTTCGGACAGCAGACCTCTTCCCTAGGCGGTGGCGGTGCGGCTGGCTTGCAGAATTACTTCAGAATAGGCGGAGAGCCTTGGAGAAAGCAGATTGTCGCCGCCGCAAGAAACAGGCTTAAGTACGGAGACCCAATCAGACCCTCTTACCTAGGCGTATCCGCCAACAGAGAGGGCATTAGAAACGCCACTCAATACATCAATTTCAATGCGTACGAAGCATTGATGACGTCCGATGCCGCCCACAATGACAAGGACGTCATTGCATTGGCACTTGCTATCAATGGCCACAAGACTGGAGCACAACATATCACGCTCACCCTCAGGCCAGAAGAGGTCAACCCAGACAGCATCAAGGCCGTCCTCATGGCCGTCATGGTCATGGGGCAGGGTGCCGAGATGATGAATGGCATCTGGAACAAGACCTACGAAAGACAGGGAAGCGAAATGAATCCCTTCCTCGGCGACGGCGAGAAAATCATGCAGTTGCTCCAATTTAATCAGGGTGCCTATTACCTTGAAGGACCTCTGACTAGGCTCGAACAGGTCATGGGGGAAAGGCTCCGTGGCTCCAATGCCAAAGACGCCACTTCTATCCCAGAACTACTTACCTACGCCAGCGGACAGGGAGTCACGGAGGGAGGAAGAAACGCCACCGAGGCTAGGGCCTATTTCGAAAAGTTTGCCGCTCAGACGCTTTCCAGAAGCCAAGACGTCATCCCAGACATCGAACGCATCGCCACTTCCGCCGTCGGTGCCGACCACGGCTACATCCTGCCCGACGCCGAAAGACACCTTGCGAAGAACGGAGACCTTGCCGTATCCATTCAGCACATGTTCCCCAACAGGCCTGAACTGACCCAGTTTGCTTGGGATGGAAAAGAAGAGAACGGCGTCAGCATCGTTCACAGAGGCCCCAAGTCTAAGCCTACTGGCTACTTCGTCACCTACGACATCCAGACTGGCGTTACGGACAACGGAGAGCCAATCCACTCAAGAAAGGTCGTCCCTGTTAAAACTTTGGTCGAAGCCGAGGCACTCAGAAATAAGTACGGAGTCAGTGCCAGCAAGGCAATCCTTGCTCAGGCACTTGTTTCCGCAGGTGCTGGTGAGGCGTCTATCAAGGACGGCGTCATGAGCGAAAACGACAACGTTGACGTATCTGTCAGGGCTAACAAGCACCTCGATGTCTCTGAACGACAGCAAGGAAACCTGTCCTTGGTAAACGACGGCACCTACACTGTCGGCGACCTCGACCTAAACATCTCAAAGGCCGAAGCCACGGCACTTTCAGCCGCCCTCGGTAGCAGGTCCGTGCTTCAAACCAAGATTACCCCAGTTGAAGTCGGAAGAGCCAACCTGATGATTGGTAGCAGTGATGCCAGAGAACTCGAAGGCATGCTGAGACGTAAACTCAACTTCGGTTTCGGTCAGGGCCCCATCGAATTCGTGTCCAAGATGATGCGTGTCGTAGCCTACGGAAAGAAGAAGAGCGGCAGGGATAAGTACCCCGACTCCATGACTGGCCTTGAATGGTTCAAGTTCCTCAAGGAGAACGCAGTCTCCAAGGATGAAATCAGAATGTCTGGTATCGCTTTCCTTCTTCACGACAACGCCAACACGCACCTTACCAGAAAGGACGTGGCGGAATTCATCTACACTGTCTATCCTAGGACCTCCAGACAGGCCAGAACCTCCCAAAGGGACATAGGCCCAGAGGTGCACAAGGTGAAGACTGGCTCGCTAAGCGGCGTGTACGAAATGCCCTACCTTGAAGACCTTCAGACCAAGGAAGATTTTGTAATCAATACGCACCTTAATAACCTCGAATCGGTAGCAGACCTCATCGAAACCTCGCTTCTGGACGAGACTAAGAAAGCCGACGCAGAGGCGTTGAAGAACGCCATCATGAAGTCCATTGAGTTCACTGTGGCTGAAATGGGGGCACCGAATTCCTTGGTCGGTATCACGGACCTCAACATGGCAATCAACCACCTTAGGAACCTTTATCAGGAAGGCGTGGCTGAAACTGTCTATTCCTATGCTGGACACGCTGGTGAGTCCAGAAAGGTCAGACCTGCCATTCTTGAGTACGTAATGGCTGACAGCATCTATGGAAGAACGGGCGACCAGTACAAGGCAATCGAAACGGCCCTCGGAGACTTGGGTCTGATTAACCCGTACTCAATCGCATACGCCGACACGTCCAGTCAGATTAATCCGTTCTCAGTCATGACCCCCGCTGGAGCGAGAGGTCCCACTGCCACCACACTCAATGCTGGCGTAGGCCCTCAGTCTTCCAAGTATGACTCGACGAGTCATAGTTTCCCGTCCGCCCAAGGCCAGAACTTCTACTACCATGCGGGTAACTACCACTCTTCATGGGCATCGTTCACTGGTTACTACCAGTCCAATCCTATCTTCACCGAATTCAGCAACCAGCGAATCAAGAAGGAAAGGGATTCGGCGATTAAGGTGCTAAAGCAAAGAATCGCTGGAACCACCGACTCAGCCGTCAAGGCCAAGTACGAAAGCATCATCAGCAACATCAATAGGGTGTACGAAGTCAGAGAGTTGATTAGGCAAGGACACACCCTTAACGACTTCGGCCACTATAGTGATAACGACAGTGGCACGTTCCAGATTGGTCACGTCAGAAGCACCCAGACAATCCTGAGCGGCGAGTACGGATTTGGCGACCCCAAGGCTCCGAACTACCACACCGAGGACTCCATCTTTGGGTACATGTACCAGCCAGAGGTCGTCCTAGCCATTGAAGAAATCCAGTCGGACTCGTTCCAGTACAACTCGTTTGGTACTCCGTCCACGCCAGAAAAGGCCCTGCCTGACTCCTTGGAGCAGGTAGACGGCTTCAAGAGGGCTGGAGACATGGCTAAACTCGTCGAAAGCAGAGACAAATTGAAGTCAGTCATCGCTAACGTGGGCTCCCTGATTGGAAGTCACGTAGGCAGAATGTCCTACTATGGATTTGGTGACGTAGAACTTAACGCCACCTTCGGCGTCAAACTTCTCGATTCCCTCAGTCCTATTGAAAGATTCGTCCTCAGGAGTGACCTTAATCTTCAGGAAAGCGGAAGAACCATAGAGGTGCCAGTTGGCATGAGGAAGTTCACTAACAACTTGTCGAGAATCCCAGTCTACGAATTCCCAGACATCTCGCAGTACAAGGAAGGAAGTTTCACAAGCAAGGCGGAGTACAACCCAGAAATCGCACAGAAGGTAATTAACGACCTCATGTTCGTCGCTGGTGAAAGCGTGATGTCTAAACTCCTCCCAGAGAGGGTCGGCTCTGGTGACATAAAGAGCCTGTTCGAAGGCATGTCCACGGGTAACTACGGAGGTGCCGCTAGGGCTATTACCCCTTCTGTGGTATTCACGCTGGCCGCACTTGCTGACGAAGAGGTGATTTCCAAATCCATCGAAATCGAGAAGTCCGAAAGAGACATTCTTCCGTTCAAGGGAATTGATTGGGACTCTGTTGCCAGACGAACCTTGGACAAACTGAAGGCAAGGAGAGAAGAGGTTATCAACGCTCACGATGATACCATCTACTCCAAGTACGCTAAGATTAAGTTCTTCGACACCCTCATGGGTACCTATGAGGAATGGATTTCCTCTCCGCAGAACAGGTCTGCCGTAATCCTTCATACGTCCGACAAGTTCAGGGAATGGGAATGGACTGGCTCCGATGAGTACACCGAATTGCAGAAGCATTTGGTGGCCAATAGGGAATCGTTCCGAATCATATCTCCCCCGCATGCCTACAAGACTGGTATCGGCGGCAGAATCTTCCCGAGCACCAACAACAACGCCAAGGACTTGGAATTCCATGAGGGTCAGGCACCCATGGGCATCGCTGGAACCAGAACCTACGAAATCGGGAACCCAGACTTCGAGAGGATGGCCAAGAACCATTACATCCAGTATAGGGTCGGTGCTACTGCTCTTGGCAACATGGTTGCCAATGGAGTACAGCCCTTGATTTCTCTGATGTCTTCCGCCGCTGACGCACCAGAAAGGCTCAAGGACATAGAGAATAGCATCACGGAATTAGCCAAGATAATCCCAATCATGCCCAGCGGAAGGGACCCCGTAATCCTTAACTCGCTTCCGTTTGGCGTAGAAGACGTGTACAAGCCAATCTCGCTCAACGGAACTGTGATGAGAGCGGCCAACGCTGGCCTCAGTGCCATCACTTACGCCGACGCCAGACATCAGGTCAACAGAGGGCACAGCATGGACACTGCCTCTGCTATGCTCGTCGGCAGACAGGCACACATCATGTACATGGGTCAGGATAACCCGAAGGCATACCTGCTCTCGTACCTGAACATGCTCCCCGACTGGCTTACTTACCAGTTGCATGGTGGTTTCATGGACAGAATGGCGAAGTTCGGCCCAGAAGAATTCATGGGCTACTTCAGAAACAGGCAGGCCTTTGAGCACAACGGAGTAAACGCACCTTACAACGTCCACCTGTTGCTGACCCTAAAGGACGCTATTCCGCATCTGTTCACCGAGGGCATCAGCCTAGATGACGTACCTACCGACGGAGGCCTGAGAGACACATGGAAGTCTCTGGCAAGCGGCGACATTGATAGCATCAGAGACGAAATTTCTTTTGGAGATTCCGCCTTCAAGGATGACTCCTCGCTCATCGGCCCAGACGGAAAACCCTTTAAGCCTAGAGACCTGTCTACGAACTTCATGCAGAGGTTCTACGGGAAGCAGGTCATCGGAGAGAAGAAGTCTGGAAACCAGAGAACTATCGACAATGGCATCGCCAACATTGGCAGATACCACTTCTGGTTCGAGCGTGGCGACGCCATGGGCTACGTATCCCAGTATGGTGCTCCGTCTTGGTTCATGGAGTCCATACTGTGGGGCCAGAGCAAGAAGAACGTAGAGAAGTTCTCCACTGACGCCTTCAACAGGCCTAACGCAGTCCTTAGGGACGACGGCACTTGGACCATCATCAACCCGAGAACTGGTCAGGTAATCATGGAGAAAATCAAGAACCCCTTGATGCTGAAAGAAGCCATGTTGCAGAATTCCGAGTACACGGGTAGCCTTCCTTACATAGGCCAGTTCGTCAAACAGTGGGGCCCAGTAGGCGGCTACGTCACCCAAGGCCACAGCAATGGCAACGTCACTGGTTCCGACAACGTCGAATGGAGCAGACACTTCGGATTCGAAGAAGGGAAACTGGACCCGCTCGGAGTCCAGCAGAGAAGAACTGCTTACAGGAAAGAAGCCCCCAGCCTATTGGGTAATCCTGAGTCTGGGACTGGAGGCGGCACGTTCGCCAATGCCCCGACTAAGCCCATGTCTCCCACTGGCTACCTGTCCACCCAACTTGGCTACAAGATTTGGTTCAAACACGTCATGAAGGTGGATGTCACAAGCCCTGAAGCGGTGAGCAACGCCCTAACCACTATCGCCACCAGCGGCGGTCCTGTTCTTAGGTTCAAGCCGAACTTCCCCAACGAAGCCCACAAGGCGGCGTTTAGAAAGAAGATTGTCGAAGGCATCGCACTTCTGATGCCCTCGGACGGCGGTCTTGGTAAGCCAAAGGCTGATACCGCCACCCTTGAAGCCTTGTCCAGAATGTACAAGTGGTTCTCTAAGGTAACCAAGGGACGCAAGATTCCCACACAGGGTGAGGCCCTTGAGGATGAAGATGAGTCCTGACCCAGATTTAAACTCCCGCCTTGAAGACCTTAAGGAGGGCGGATGGGTAATGGCCGTCCTTGGTGCCGTCGGTGCCTTGGTCAGGCTTCTTGTCAGTGACGAGGAGTTAGGCTGGGTAATCTGGTTCAGGCGTATTCTAGGAGGCGGCATGATTGGCATTGTCGCTTATTTCTCCGTTCATGGGCTGATTGAACCGCTTTACGAGGCTATGGCCTACAGTATCAGCGGGTCATTCGCCCCTGAAATCATAGAAGGCCTTAGGCTCAGGATTAAACAATTCCGCTTGAAGAAGTAATCCGTAGTGGCATACTGCTTACATGGGCAAAATCAAAGAAGTCGCTAACTACCTATGGGCCAACCTCACCATCCGCTGGTTCACCATCGGCCTAGTTGTTGGGCTGGTTTTGTCTGTCTTGTTCTGATTGGTTGCACCACCCAGCCTCCGCCCCCCGTGGTGAAGGTCGTGGATAACCCAGAGAAGGACAAGTACATCACCCGCATCGAGCATGAGGCCTCTGAGGCTTCTGCCGCATTGAAGGTGGCCAAGGACGGCGTGACGCCGCCCCATTCCAAGTTGGTAGACCTGACCATCGTCAGGCTAGATGGCATCAAACCACCCAGCCAGAAGCAGGTGGACGCCTTTAAGGCCACGCTGGGCAACACTAAGGAACTTAAGAAGGCAGAGGACAAGGCCAGCAAGGTGGACGAGGAGACGTCCGAACTGTACACCATCCTAGAGATGCAGGACCTAGAGAACCAGTCCCTCAAGGAGGAGAACGAAGCCATCCGCAAGGAACAGGCGTTTGCTGAACTCAGAGCCAAGTGCTTCACCCTCGGCTCATGGTTCACCATTGGCGGTGGCATGTTGCTCGTCGGTGCCAGCGTCCTAGGTCTGCCCAAGAAGGGTGGAGCCATCATGCTGTTGATTGCCGTCCTGTGCTTTGCTTCCCCCTTTGTGATACAGGACGTGGTCAATGCCCTGTGGTTTAAAATTGGAGTCGGGGCTGTCGTTGTGTTGAGCGGTGTTGCGTTCGCTTGGGAGGCCTATGGTCATCATAGGCACGTAAAGGGCCGCTTGACCTCTCAGGACAAGACAGCAACCTGAGTCCTGCTAGTAATCATGTGTTGTGGGGTGCCGAAAGGTTAAATGGGGGTCACAGTTGGTTCTGTCCTCAACAGCCCATACAGACACAAAAAAGGAGCACCCGAGTGGATGCTCCTGTTGTCGCCTGACCTGAGGATTACTTCAGGGCTAGGGCGGCGTTGAACGCCTTGTACGCTACGGCAATCTGCTCGGCGTACTGCTTGTCCCTCGCTTTGGTTCCGTAGTCGAAGCCACCACCGATTTCGGAGGAAGCGATGTCACGTTCCCTGATGTAGGAACGGAACGCCACTTCACGGATGATGGCGACACGGATGAAATCAGCACGGCTCACTCCTTCGAGTGCGGCCAGAGCGTCGATGTCGCTGACCACGTCCTTGGAGACGTTGGTGCAGACGATGCCTTCGCCGATGACCGACTTGACGGCCCCGTGCTTGATGTTGCGGGTTCTTTTCTTCATGTGTTGTGTTTTTTGGTTGTGCCCTGACGGGCGAAAGTTGCTCCCTCTAGGAATCGAACCTAGATTCACTGCTTAGAAGGCAGTTGTTCTATCCGTTGAACTAAGGGAGCAAAGGTTTAGAACGGAACGTCGTCGCTGGTGGGCTCAGAGGCCTTACCCTTGGCGTTCTGGATGGCGTCCAGAGCGGCACGGAGGGCGATGTCCTGAGGGCTGGGCGGGTTGTCCTTGTAGCCCTTGGGCTGGAACTCCTTGATGTACCACTCCAGCGAGTTGCTGGGCAGTTCGAAGAGGGCCTTGCCCTTGTTCTTGCCGAAGTGCAGGACAGTCCTCATGGCGTCACCGATGGTCTCGGGGTCCTTGGCTACGGCCTGAGGAGCAGGAGCGGCCTTGGGAGCGGACACGGACGGGTTCGGGATGTACTTGGCGGCAGGAGCCTTAACAACCCTGTCGGCCTCACCATCATCATCCGCCGTAGCAAGATTTGCAACGGAGGCGATGGCGTACCTTCTCAAATAAGAGAACAGCGAGCCAGCATCCTGACCCTTCATGTCCTTGGCCACGGGCAGTTCGCAGGTGTAGCCCATCTGACCGCCGCTCTTGTGGACGATGCAGGTACGGATACCTACGGACTCGATGCCACCAGTCGGGAACTGGATGATGGCCAGACCATGCTTCGCAAAGATGGCTTTGGTGGCCTCAATGTGAGCCGACAGCGTGGCGTAGGAGTTCTTGTGGAACGGGTTCTCGGCGTCAGGAGCGACGTCTCTCGTCTCGGCGATGGCGGCGACCAAAGCGGCGGCGAGTTCGGGTCTGATGTCGTACACGTAGGTAGGATTAGTTGGACTGGTCATTGGTGTTGGTGTTGGTGGAATTGATGTTGATGGTCGGATTCTTGTCGTTGAGGAACTGGGTGACGACGAGACGGCAGAGCGAGGCTCTGGTCAGGTCCCAGTTCTTGGCGAGTTCGTCCAAGCGTTTGGCGTTTGCCGTCGGGACTTTAATCCAGATGAGGCGGTGGGTTTTGTTGTCTTTCATTATTTGGGTTGGGAAAAGAGGTCGGCCATGTACTTCGTGATTTCAGCACCCCTGACTTTGGGATTCTTCCAGCAGACGTAGTTGAGGCCAGTGTAGTTGGACTGCCACTTGGAGCCGTACTCCCTCATCTTGTTGGAGAGAGAGCCCCAAGACTTGTAGCCGTCGGTCCAGAAGTCCCTGCACAGGTTGTACAAGTTCTCGTCGTTGCCGATGACGTGGGCGGTCCAGTAGGTGTCGTAGTTAGCCCAGCCGTTGTACGGCTCGTCTTGAGACTTGGGCTTGGTGATGTTGGTTAGTGACTTCATGTGTGTGAAAATTGGTGGGGGCTTCTCACCCCCTTGGGCTTACTTGGCTTTCGCTTCGAGGGCCTGAACCTTGGCGGTCAGTTCTTCGAGACGCTCTAGGACAGCGTTGTGAAGATGGATGACAGCCGAGGCCTTGCTCAGGTCGAGTTCGGAGAACTTGATGCCCAGACCTTTGATGGTCGGGTTCTCAAGGTTCGCCTTTTCGGCCTTGATGACGTCGATTTCCTTTTGGAGGTCGTCGAGACGAGCATTGACGTGATTGATATTGATATCGCTCATGGTGTTGGTTGTTGGTTGGTTGGTTCTACTCAGGGTTAACTGAGTCGTAGGTGAAGTAGAACACCCTGATAGGCGTCCCGCAACAAAATAAGTGACTATTTTTTAGATTCCTGAGGCTTCCACTTGTTCTTGGAGAACAACCACTTCCACATCTCGGAGACCTTTAGGCCGTGTGCGGCCACAATCTTTTTCTCATGAGGAGTGAGCAGTTTGAGGCTCGGCTTCAGTCTTTCTGGTCTACGCCTCTGTGGCATTCTTTGCGGAGTTTTTCAAGGTCCTCTAGGCAACGCAACCAACGCCCATGGTCGCACTCTGCTTCGACCTTCCAGTATTGCACCTGTTGCTTCAGCCGCTCGACCTCAGCCTTGAGTTTCTTGATGTCGTCTTTCGCCAGTTCAGCGGCGTAAAGGTATGCGGTCAATGCGTCGGGCTGAGTCTGTGCGTCCAAGTAATCCTGATACTTTACGTAGTGGATGTTATTGGGAACCTGATACGGAACTCTGGAGAGTTTGTTCTCAGGGTCGATGAAGAGTTGAACTTTCATTTTGCGGCCACCCTTTCAAACAGGTCGCTATCCTTGAGACGAGCCACGAAGGCGGCACCAGTCTCCTTGTCATGGAAGCGTTCCAGCAACGTCTCGCCAGTCAGGTTAGTAGTGATGATGGTGGGACGCTTGTGCATGGTACGCTGGTCGATGAGGGCGAACAGGCACGATGCCATGCGGTCAGTCATCTTCTCCTTGCCCATGTCGTCGAGGAACAACAGCGGCACGTTGGTCATGTGGAGCATGGTCTTGTCCCAAGTGCTGTTGCCCCACGATGCGGCGATACGAGCCTCCAGTTCAAACATGGTAAGGAACAGGTACTTGTACTTGTAGTTGTCCTCGTTCCAAAGCCTGTTGGCGATGAACCAAGCCGTACGGGTTTTCCCTTTACGGGTGGAGCCGTGGATGAGAAGGCCCTTACCACAAGGCAGGTAGTTCGTGGCCACCATGCCCAGTTCGCCCAGCCTCTTGGGGTCCGTGTCGGCAAACAACTCAGGCATAGGAGTCTCGGGCTTAGGCTTCTTGGGCATGCCGTGCGACATGACCATCTTGTTCCAGTGCACCATGCAAGGGGTGCACAGGGTCTCGTAGATGGCTACGCCGTCCTCGCCGTACTCACGCAGGTGAGCCGTGTTGTTGCAATTGAAGTTGCGGCAGAGTGGTGCTTCAGAAGCCATTGGCGTGGTCATTGGGGCCCTTGGCCTGAGGACGAGGCTTCATCCCTGCCTGAGGCCTGAAGATGCCTTGGTAGCCGTTTCTGAGGCTGGATTCGACAGCCCTAGTGGCGTCGAACACTCCCCAAGTCTTGAACTCCTCGTTCCAGCGGGTGATGTACAGGGAGTTAACGGACTTCTTGGCGGCTCTACGCCATGCCAGATACTCGTCCCAGACCCTAGAAAGTTCAGAATCAGACCTGATGAAGTCCTCGTTCGGAGGCGTAGCCTCCTTTACTTTCTTAGTTTCTATATCCTTGTTTCTATATGGGTGAAATTCCTTTCCTGCTTGGGGTGAAGAATTTTTCACCACTGGGGTGCAATCCACTTCACCCTCCAGAGCCTTGGTGACCACGTCCCATACCTTGCCGTCGGCACGGACAACAAGCCCAGCCTCGGTCAGTCTGGACAGCGAGTACTGCACGTTGCGTACGGACGAGCCCATGTAGTTGGCCAGCGTCTCCTTGGTGGCGAAGCAACCCTTCTCGTTGGAGAGGATGTGCACGATGGACCAGAGGAACTTATCCGCATGGGTCAGCCTAGGGTCCTTGAAGACCTTGGCTGGGACCCACACTCCCTTGAAAGGGAACTCAGGCGTTGAGGATGGATTCTCCGACATAGTCTGCGGTGCTGGGCTTGCCAGCCTTGAGCCACTGGGCGTATTTGACGAGGGCATGCTTGTACTGGGCTCTGCCACGCTGGTACATCTCTTCGGAGCACACATACCTACGGCTCATGTTGGGGCCCTCCTTCTCGGTGGCCACATACACGAACTTGCTAGGCTTGGGCTCATGCTTGTACACGACGTCCCTGTAGAACGCACATTGCATGGACCAGAGATGGGACTTGGCGGAGCCAATGACGTCGCTGTCGGACAGAGAAGCCAGCGACTTGATGTCACGGATTTCAATGACCTTGCTGTTGCCCTCGTCGAGCAGGGCGACCATGTCGCACCTAATCTTGAACGGGAGTTCCAGACGCTCGTCTTCGCCCTTCCACTTGTACTCGATTTCAAGGACGCCCGAATACGAAATCTCGTTCAGGGCATTGGTCTTGTCGGGCCTGATGCCGTCGTACATGAGAGGCACGGCACTGTCACGCATACGCATGGCGGTGTTGAGGTCGGCTTCCTTGATGAGGTCCTTGCCTCCAGCCGCCGCTTCGAATTCGGCATACAGCAGTTTGCCTTCCTTGGTACGCCTGTCCAAGTCTGGGAGCACGGCGTATCTGGAAGAGAACTGGTCCTCTTCGAGTACGAGCGTATGGAACAGACTGCCCATGACTAGGGCTGGAGTCTTCTCCATCGGGTTGAGTCTCTGGTTCTCAGCGTGGGGCACACCATGGGTGTACACCTTCTTGAGGTAGGACTGGTTGAGTCCGTCCATGGCCCTGTAGTCTGCGTCCTCGATGACGTGCCTTTCGCACTTGAGGAAGATGACCTTGGGGTCGCTGGCGTTGAGGATGTCTTGATAGTTAATCATGTGTTATTTCTGGGTTTGAAGTTCGATGGACTTAAGGAGCAACGCCTTGACGTCGTCCATGCCATTGGGCTGGTGATAGCACAGGAGCCTGTAGGCCTTCCATGCGATTCTACGAGCCTTGTCCTCGCTCAGTGCGAGAGCATGCTCAAGTTTGTGATGCTTAGCAGATTTCATGTTGGTTCGGTTGCGAGTGTCCATCAGGACTCAGGCGAGTCAATAGGCTTCTCAGGTTTCTTCTTCCAGCCTTTGCCAACGTTAGTGTAATAATACTGAAGGTTGGTCTGGCTTTTCTTCGCCTCTACAGGGTGCTCTTTAGCAAACTTGTCAGCCACTACGTTCCTCTGGGTGCCCCTTGCGGTACCGCCCACGCCCTTGAACATACCACTGGCCTTAGACAGTTCGGCAATGCTCAGGGTGACAGGGATGTGTTTGACGATGACCTTGACGCCCTGAGTAGCACACTGGCTAGGTGAGTGTCCCTTGCTGACAGAGCCATACTTGGCTCTGGTGCTAACGGACCTGCATCTAACCTTGTTGCCAGCAGACCAAGGCTCATTGGCACTAAGCCTATCGACCTTGAAGCCATGCTCAAAGAGAGGGTTGGTCACGCTGACGCCCCTCTCCTTGAGTTTCTTGACGAGCAGTTTCCTTTGCTTGATTGCTTCCTTACTCATGTCTGTTGCAGATGTGGCAGATGCCGTATGGGCAGATAGCACCGCAGTAATCGCAGATGTTGCCGCCCAGCCAGCCCTTGATGGAGAGGACCTTCATCCGAAGATGACGCCCTCCCCATTGCTGAAGACGATTTGAGCCATGGCATCGTCATGTACGCCATCAGGTTCGTATTCCCTCATCAGGATGTCGTCGAGCCTGTCTTCGTCGTGGTCGGGCTTGGACATGTAGTCTAGATACTTGAGGTAGGCTTCCACCTTGGTGGGCAGGAACTTGTCCTTGGTAGTCTCGACGTACTTGGTCCACTCTTCGACGGCCAACTGAGGCGTGACCTTGGTCCACTTGGACTTATGGCCTTCGCAGTTCAGTCTGCCTTCGACGACCCAGTCCTTGATGGCTGGCTTGCCGCTGGCGGTGGCGTCGAGGCTGGGCCCAGAGAATGCGGCGTCGAGGAAGCCGCCCTTGGAGAGCGACTTGACTTCGAACCACGCAGGGTTGAGTCCAGTCTCGAAGGCACCATTGATGACGCTTGCGATGGCGTTGGTGACCTTGATGTTATTGATGTCTATTTGGTATTTCATGTGTGTGTTTGGTTGGATTACTTCTTCATGTAGAGAGTGGCGACCTTGTTCTTGCCCCTGAAGGACTTTTCTTTCCTGAGGACAATTTCGAAGATGTTGTCGTCGATAGATTCGACAGCGTACTTGCCGCTGGCCATCTTCTTGAGGACGCCCTTGATGGTGTCTGCGTGGAACTCGTCGTTCGCTTCGTAGTATTCGCCCCCGCATCCGCACCTGCAACAGTTGCCGTTGCCGATGTAGAGGTTTTCTACGTTTTCGAATGTGAGTTCGGTGCCTTTAACAGAGTTAAGAGGCGAGTGTTTGATTTGGTATTTCATGTGTGTGTTTGGTTGGTTAGAATTGATTGATGCCCACGTGCCCAGCACAGGCTGGAGTGATGGTCTTCGCACCGCCATTGTGGACGAGCGAGGCGTCTTTAACCTTCTTCTCGACGTAGGCGTCTAGGACCATGAGGAAACTCGAAGAGACCCTCTTGCCGTTGTATGCTTTGACCAGTGCCTTTACGGCAGAGGGTTTGATGTATTTGTATTTAGCCATGTGTGTTTGGAAAGTGAATCGAGGCCCAGTGATGATGGCTGGCTTACGTCCTGTACGTGTACCCCTACACGCAGGAACCTCAAAGTGATGCCCCCGAAGGGGCTGGCATTTACCAGAGGAGGCCGATAGTCACGCAGAGGGCGATTAGAAACGCCGTGTCGAGGACTAGAGCGACGACCCACAGGGTGCCGATTTGGTGCTTGTTCATGTTGTTGTTTGGTTGTGCCATTGCTGGCGGTGAAGGCGAGGCTCGGCTATGCTAGACCGACTTGCGTCCCGTAGTGCTACCAATACACGTCGGGGAACCTCATAAATTGGGCCTCCGATGGAGGCTTTCTGGCCACCCGAAGGTGTTAGCCAAGGACAGGTTTCTTAGTCCGCCCTAATTGGTTAGGTGTGGGTGATGGGATAGCCCCATCTTCTTACCTCTTTGCACTGTCAGAGGCCCAGACCTAATGTACTCATGTGTGTGAGATGGTGATTCAGGAGAGATTCGAACTCTCATTATCGGGTTCGTAGCCCGAGGTCCTATCCGTTGGACGACCGAATCTAAATGGTGACTCAGGGGAGATTCGAACTCCCATTGTCTGGTTCGTAGCCAGAAGTCCTATCCGTTGGACGACCAAGTCATTGGTGATTGTTACATGAACTGTTGATTTGAAAGAGCGAGGCTGGCCTTCGTCAAGCAAGTCCCAAGAACCGAGACTTCTCGACTACTGTGGGTTACACAGCGGCCAACACAGACAACCATGCAGGTCCAGTTGCCTCATGCAACCTCCAAAGTGTTGTTTGTGTGAAGATTTACGTAAGTCGCTGGTATACAGCGATATAAACTTACAACAAACTCACCAAATTAGGCCTAATCAGGGGCTTATTGGGCCCAGTATAGGCCATTCCACGTATGCAGTTGTACTCAACGTACTCCACACAGCCGTCATGGAAATGCTCGTCTGCATTTGCGTATCCATCTTCCAATGACCTGAACGTCTTGTATTTGTTTAGTTGATACAGGCTCATGAGCGTGTGCCAATAGACCAGCATCACTCTGTCATAGACTACATGATACGACCAATCACTCGGGTCTTGCACTACGTCCACGATTGCGTGGTCATACCATTCTCTCGGCTCCAGCACCGCCATGACCGCACCTTCTGCTACAGAGAATTCATCAATCAGTTCGCCCAACGCACTCTTGGGCAGTTTGAACTTGGTGTTCTTTTTCTTGGCCATGTGTGTATGTGTGGGCACACTACATGCACAGGGCAACTTGAGAATGAACTACGACAAGCACATACTCCTAGGCGGCATCTCCATCGTGGAGTCTGGGAACAACGATTTGGCGGTAGGTGATAGGAAGCATCAGGACGGCCCAGCACTAGGCCGCTTCCAGATACATCAGTCCGCATGGATGGACATTAGCAAGATACGCAAGGCCAAGGGCCAGCCCACCTATCCCTATCATGACGCATACAAACGTACGTCAGCCGAGTCCTATGCGGCCACGCTCATTGATGCCATCACTGATGAGTTCATCAAGCATCACGGCCACAGGCCATGCCCATCATTGCTGTATGCATGCTATTCACTTGGGCCCAGCGTCATTCCCAAGATACAGTGCATGGTAGGCGTCAAGCCCATCGGCTTCGCACCAGCCAAGTTGCTGTACTGCCCATCCATTGAGGCCACGCTTTGGGCCTTGGGCTATTCGACCAGCCTCTCCCGTCGCAAGGCATCACAGGGCAAGCGGTATGAGGATTTGATTGTTGCCCATTACCTATCAGTGCGTGACCTTGGCATACCACTTATCAAATGAGCGATAGAGCCAAGTTCGATATCGACCTACAGTACGGCCAAGCAGGTGAGAAATGGCTGGCATGGCTAGGCACCGACCAAGCCAAGGTTGAGGTGAAGACTGAACGTGATACTTGGGCTACCACAGGCAATGCCGTGTTCGAGTTCAGATGCCGAGGTAAGGCCTCAGGCATAGCAGTGACTACCTCAGACTATTGGGTGCACAACTTTATGCTAGGCGGTAAGCATTGCATGACCATGGTCTGGCCTACCGATGACTTGAAGACGTTCCTCAGGATGTGCCATTCGACCAGCGGCTTGCATGGCTCACGTAAGGTATCAGGTGGAGATGATAATGCCTCAGAGGTCATCCTAGTGCCCATACAGGCCCTTTGGAGGATTAGTTGCCACTCACTGCCTATGTCGGTCAATCCAAGCCGTCCTAGCCAATCCTAGACCCATTGGACGACGTGATTAGGTTAGGCTGATTTAATGCGTCGCATAGGGCACTGGTAATACCTAACAAAGCATACCCCATGTCAATACCCCAACTGGTATCATGACTGGTTTGACCTACATTCTCCTTAACCATGACCTAATCGCCCCACATTGAGGTCCAATTAGACATAAACAATGTTGTGCGAAATCGAATCCGACGTCAATTGGTCAGGATTCGAGGGGGGGAGGGGGGTCGATAGGCGAGATGTCGCTGACGCCGAACGGGTTAGGAGATGTATCCTGTGGGGGCAAAAAGGAACTCTTCGGATTTTTAGACCAAGCCAGAAAAGCCTGAGTCGATTGAGGCTTCTCTACGATGACTTCTGCGTCAATAGCCTGTTCCTTGGCCTTTTTTAGGGCCTCTCCTCGTTCCGTAAGTAGTTTATTGATAGTATCATGCGAGATACTAAAACGATGTTCTACGACGCTTTGGGGCTGGTCCTGTAGGGTCTGAATCTTGTCAATGGCAATGCCCATGGCGATGGGTATCTGCGAGACGTGCAGATTGTCCAGTTCATCGACCAACTTGCGGGAAGCCGACTGGACGAAGTTTTTGAGGTTTCGGACAGTAGTAGCCTTAAACTCGTCCTGAAGGCCAGTTGCCTCAGGCATGGCCCTTTTGACCGCCATGACGTTATTGGGCGACATCTTGGCTTCCTTGGCGATTTCGAGGATTGGCTTCCCCTGACGCAGGAGTGCCTCTGCCTTGTCTTTACGCTCCTTGGGCACCTTTGAGGCTTTATGCTGGGATGAGGGGTTAGTGCTCAATCGCTCGTTATCCATGGTTGACTCCTATGTGCCATTGAACCACCTGTCAACTGTGCCCGACGAACCTAGCAACTATTTCGAACGTAAGTTCATGGTGGACCTTGTCCCCATCAGAACTACCCACCAGTCCGACCTCCGAATCCTGAAGACCAAGGACGGACGCCATTTCGTCGGCAAGACCTCCAAGTCCGAGGTGGTCAAGTGGATGAAGGAGTTTGCCAATCGTGCAACCCACTTCACCCCCGACGTCCCTTTCGAGGGCCCCCTAGAGGTCACCCTCTACTTTGGCTTCCCCCTCATCAAGGCCGACAAGGGCAAGGACGCCCCCATGACCACCAAGCCCGACTTCGACAACCTAGCCAAGTCCATGGTGGATACCCTGACCAAGATGAATTTCTGGAAGGACGACTCCCAGATTGTCTTTGGCAAGGTGATGAAGTTCCGCACCAAGATGCCGTTTGTCGGCGTCTGGGTGAAACCCTGCAAATTCATTGATTCCGAGTATTGCGAGCAAATCCGCAAGCACCTCAATGAGGGAAAGTGAACTGATTAAGGCCTACGGCCTTCCTAAGGAGGAATTGAGAGAGTTTCGCCTGACCCTTGTCCGAGGCGAAGACTGGGACAAGGAGAAGGTGGGCGATAAGCCCGAGAAACTCTGTCCCGTAATTTTTTCCCCTTCGGGGAAGGCTAAGGTTCTGGAGAAATTCGGCGTTAAGGAGGCCAAGCCAGCCGAAATCGAATCAACCACCTTCAAAGCGAAGGTGGTTAGATGTGACTTTCCGAATCATCGCCTCATGACAGCCGTCGCCGAAGGCTCCACGAACATCATCACTGTGCAGACTTTTGACGCCAGACTCTTCTATCGAGGTGCGGAGATTCTCATTACGCCGAAGGGGTCCGCGTTTTTCTGCTCGCAAAGACCCGCTTCGAAGCAGAGACTCTTCAGCACTTCCACTAAATCCAAATCAAATGAAGTTTAAGAATGAACCGAAATCTCAAGGCTCCAAGGGCTCCAAGGATGCCTACGACAAGAACGAATACCGCTCCAAAGGTAAAAAGCCCCAGAGGGGCGGCAAGCGTTGCTAAATTCCCCCGCAAATAAAAAGACCCCACTACCCCAATGAGAGAAATCGAAAGAAAAGCGTCCGACAAACTTAAGGACTTTATTAGCCGAGTCGGCAAGAAAATCGGCGAAGCCGAAAGCAACATGGCTGGCGGCATCGGCAGAAGTGCCAACAAGATGGCGTCTGGCGTCGAAAGCATGGCTGAGCGTCTTAAGTCCAAGCCTAAGCAGGAGGGACCCTCCTACAGTCAGGCAGACATGGATAAGGCCATGGAAATCTGGAAGGAGCAGGGCATGGGCAAGATTGGCAACAAGCCCAAGGGCGATAAGATGATGAACAAGCCTATCCCTGATTACATCACCAATTCGAACGACCCTTACTCGATGATGAAGTACGGCGAGATGTCGAAGAAGATTCTCAAGCAGAACTACGTTGAGAAGAGGCCTTACACTAGTGCCGAAAGAAAACTTGGTCGTGACATCAGAGATACCGCTATGTTCGGCGGTCTTGCTGGAGAAGCCATCAACTATGCCATGGATTCCAATGAATCCGAGCGAAAGAAGGCCTCTGAGCCTAAGCACTTCATGAGCCAAGAAACGACGTCCCAGCAGGACGCCCACAACTCTTGGACTAAGAGAAAATACGGAAACCAGTAATCATGGCTGACCAAGCAAGGAAAAAGGCGAGCGAAGCACTTGCTCGTATCGGTTACTGGCTTAAAGACCAGAAGGCGAGAGAGCACCCGACTGCTGGCGGTTACGGGTCTGGCACTGCTGGCAAGGCACATCTTGACGAAGGAAAACGACTTGAGGATGCCAGAGAGGCCATGAACATCGACGCCAAGAGAACTGAATACAGAAAGGGCCTCAAGGAGGCGGACGGAGAATTGTATTCGACTCAGGCCGACGTGCTCCGCCGCAAGGGCAAACTCCAAGAAGCAAAGCAGAACACTTACAACGACAACTCTTGGAATGAACAGCATCCCGACATTGAGGGTAGACGCAGAATGCTCGACAAGGGCATGGAAGCCGCTGACGCAAGACTGGAAGCGGCGTTGGAAAAAAGAAGAATCAAGCACACTGAACTGAACAAAGGTTTCATCCCCCAAGAAGAAGCGTACGGCAAGATGGGAAGCAGGGCAGACAGTCTTAACAAAACTGGAAATGACCTGAACCGACAGCAGATTGAGAAAATTGCGAGCGAACTCAAGAGACCTAAGCCACTCGGCAAGGAAACTGCCGACAGGCTCTTGAACGAAGGTGCCGACCACGCCAGACTCCAGTCGAGAAAGGAAGGCACGATTGCGGCCACTACCATTCTTGGTGCTGGTGCCGCTGGTGGTGCTGGTGCCGCCTATCGCTCTTCTTGGAGTCAGAAGAAGGACGCCGAGCGTAAGTAAAACTACAAAGACATGGCGGAAGACGACAAATACGTTCCGTCAAACGGGAACCCCCAACTCGACCCTTCTTACGTCAAAAGCGTAGTAAGGAGCGGGTCGGGTGCTCCTTCTGATTTTTGGGCCAAGAACAACCAGCAGTTCAAGGATTTAGCAAAGAAGAGCGAAGAGAACCAAAAGAGCATCGCAGATTTCAACGCTGACCAAGAGGCGTCTAGGGCTGGGTTGCTGAACAAGAAAATGGTTCCAGAGGGGCTGGAAGTGGGAGACGGCGGCGTTCTCAGGAATAAGGGCTACAACTCTACGAAGGGTTATCTCGCAAAAGAGGTAACAAAAATGCAAAGAGCCCACATAACGGAACGCACTTGGGGCAAGTACAACAGGGGTAAGACTCTCGACATGTATGGCAACCCTCAGGCGACCCCGACCAAAAAGTCAGACATTACGGCTTCAATTTCCCCGAACTACGGGACTTACAAGCCAAAGGGAAATTTGATGGCAGGAGCGGCTGGTTCCGTAGCAGGTGGACTTGCTCCTTGGATTGGAAGATTCAACCCAACCGCATGCGGACCAGTCTTAGTAAGCACTTTTGGTCATAGCGGAGGCGTAATCCAATCCAATACCCAAGAGGCCATCAATAACGGGCTCTGCATCAACTCAACCAGCCACTGGACCTGATGGCTTTTGAGAAAGAGACAGTATGCGGAATTGAACTCACTAAGCATCCAGTAATTAAGATGCCTACTGAGGCCGAAGTCTTGGACTTGGCTCAGGAATTAGGCACCGATTCAGTCTCGGAAATCCTCAAGCGTCGTGAGGAGAAGATACAGGCGGAGCAAAACGACCCATACCGACACGGCTACGAGCCAGACAGTTGGGCTGAAGCCGACAGACTTCTGATGTCTGGCAACGAACTGCTCATTATGGGCGGAAACAGAGCGGGAAAGACTGAATACGCCGCCAAGCGTGTGATGCAGTTGCTATGCTCTAGGCCAGAAAGCCGTGTGTGGTGCTTACACACCACTTCGCAGACCTCCATCCAGATGCAACAGGCCGTCATCTGGAAGTACATGCCCCCTGAGTTCAAGAACGCCAAGAAGACCAAGGTCACGAACATCCAATATTCCCAGAAAAATGGGTTTACCGACGCTACGTTCGTTCTTCCGAATCGCTCCCAAATCTTCTTCATGAATTATGGTCAGGAGAAGAAGGTCATCGAAGGTGGCGAGCCCGATTTCATCTGGTGCGACGAACTTGTGCCGCAGGACTGGATTGAGACGCTACGCTACCGACTAGTCACCCGCTCTGGTAAGATGATTCTTACCTTTACGCCCATCACTGGCTTCACGCCTGTCGTCAAAGACTAC